ATTAGCACCAATAGAAATGCACTATCAGTTGGGCCTATCACAGTTGCTAGTGGACAAGCTGTCACAGTCCCATCAGGCAGTCGTTGGGTAATACTTTAAGGATAAACAATGAGTTCAATCGTAATTTCAGGCGATACAAGCGGTACAGTTACCGTTTCCGTTCCTGCGGTAAGCGGAACAAATACTGCGACCTTACCTGCCGCTACTGGCACAGTAATGGTTAGCGGTAATATGCCAACATTTAGTTATTACCAATCTTCTGCACAAACCCTATCTGGTAGCACAGTTACAAAATTAACTTTTACTACAAGCGAATGGGACACAACTGGCGGAATGTATGCGTCTAGTAAATTTACACCTACTGTAGCTGGTTATTATCAAATTAGTGCTGGCATGGAGTTTAATTCTGTTGCAGCAGGAGCAATTTTGTATATTTACAAAAATGGTTCAAATTATAAAAAATTTACCAATACCAATCCTTCTACAGTTTCAGGCGTAAATGGCTCTGCAATGGTTTACTGCAATGGTTCAACTGATTATGTTGAAATTTATGGCTATACAAGTATTGGGCAAGCATTGGTGGCAGCAAATACTGATACATATTTTCAAGCTGCATTGATAAGGGCATCCTAATGACTTTATACGACAAAATCATGGCTTTATATCCTAGCCTTACACAACAGGACTTTTTGACTGTTATTCATTTACAAAATGATTCTAATGGTGCTGGAGACTATATAAAAGAGTGGAATCACCCTACACTTGTTAAGCCTACGCAAGAACAACTAGACGGAGTTAAATAATGGCATACGGAACAGTCAATGCTGATGTAATCGGCACAAGCGTAGCTGGCTCTAATCTAGGTGCTGGTAATGCTTCTACATTAAAAAATCGCATTATCAATGGTGCAATGGTTATTGACCAAAGAAATGCTGGTGCTAGTGTTACTCCTACTGATGGTGCTTATACTTTAGATAGATACCAAATAAATGCTTCACAAGCATCTAAATTGACAGTTCAACAAAACGCTGGGTCAGTTACACCGCCAGTAGGTTTTAAAAATTATTTAGGCATTACTTCAACATCCGCATACTCTGTTAGTTCTAGTGATTATTTTGGGCTTACTCAATATATTGAAGGTTTTAATACATCTGATTTAATGTTTGGAACTGCCAATGCAAAAACTGTTACATTGTCGTTTCAAGTTTATAGCTCTTTAACTGGAACTTTTGGCGGTGCATTGCAAAATAGCGGAAGAAGTAGAACATATCCATTTTCATACACTATTTCATCTGCAAATACTTGGACATCTATTAGCATAACTATTTCTGGTGATACAACTGGAACTTGGGTAGGTGCTACAAATGGTGTTGGTATGTCAGTAGTTTTTGGTTTGGGTATGGGGTCAACTTATAGTGGAACTGCTGGCTCATGGGCCAGCTCCCCTTATTTCTCATCAACTGGCGCAACATCCGTAGTAGGAACAAACGGAGCAACCTTCTACATTACTGGTGTTCAACTAGAAGTAGGAAGTAGTGCTACTGGATTTGAGTATAGACAGTATGGTACTGAGTTAGCGTTGTGTCAGCGTTATTATTGGAAAATAACAAGCGTTGATGATGGCGGTTCAACTAGGTATGTTTGTTGGGGTAGTGGTTCAGCTTATTCAAGCACTCAAGCAGATATATGTATTCCTTTAAAAGTTGATATGCGTGTAGCACCAACTGTAAGTTATGGTGGAAATATATATCTTCAAGGTAGTTTTGGTTCTACAACAGTTTCAAGTATTGGCACAAATTATGGTGGTAGACAACTTGTTTTTGTTAGATTTAATACATCTGGAATGACTGCTGGACAAGGACTTATTACTTTTACAGGTTCGGCAGCAGGAACAGATTTTTTAGCTGGTTCTGCGGAGTTATAAAATGACATATAAATTATTTAAAGACCCATTAGGAAAAAACGATGCTGGTGTAATTCTTGATGGTCATACAGCAATTCCATTCGACCCAGCCAACGTTGATTATCAAGAATATTTGAAGTGGATTGCCGCTGGAAATACCCCAACCCCTGCCGACACACCAAATGCCTAATCAACATCATTTAGTCCGCTACAACAACTTTATATCTGCCTTAAAAGAGCAGGTTGTAGAAGGCTATTCTGAAAAGCATCATATCGTGCCACGCAGTCATGGCGGCTCAAACAAGAAAGACAATCTGATTGCTTTGACGCCTAGACAGCACTTTATTGCTCATCGTATGCTTTGGAAGGCTTATGGTGGCTCTATGGCTCGTGCTTACTTTATGATGAGTGCTACAGGCAAATATGGCAAAATAGGCTCTAAAACCTATGCTATGGCTCGTGAGGAGTATTCCAAGCAAGTAGTCATTCAGATGGCTAAAAAGCCCAACATTCCAGCTTTTACACCTGAGCATCGCCAAAAGCTACGCATGGCAAAATTAGGCAAAAAGCTATCCCCACAGCATCGTGAAAATGTAAGACTTGCAGTTATTGGTCGCAAATGTTCAGAGGAAACAAAAATGAAAATTAGTAATACAAAACGACAAGCCTACCTAAAATGGCTTGCTGAAGGCAATACACCATTACCAGCAGATGAGGTGAAAGTATGAGTTTAATTATTGACGGCTCAAACGGAGTCACATTTCCTAATGGTAGTAATCCACAAGCTGCACCTAGTAAAGTGTTGCAAGTGGTTAGTGTTACATCAACAACCCTTTTTAGCACTCTTTCAACATCTTATGTAGATGTAACTAATTTATCTGCAACAATTACTCCATTGTTTTCTACTAGTAAAATTTTAATTTTATGGAATGTTAATGGCGTTAATTGCGCACAAGGAAGTAATGCAACAAATGAAGGTTCAATACAAATTACTGACGGAAGCAATAATTTAATTACTGGAATTATGGATTCCGCATTACAGAATTATTCTACTAATAGTTTTTTAAATTATGCAGGAAGTTACTTAGCTTCTCCCGCAACAACTTCTGCAATTACATACAAAATTAGAGCAAAATCAACAAATGCATCTTATGGAATAAGCGTCATGGATTATCAAAATAATGCTTATAATTTATCTGGTTTAACTCTTATGGAAATTGCACAATGACAACTTTAAACCAAGCAATTTTTGCAATTAATTCATCTATAGTTACCATTCGTGGCGATGTAGCTTATGACAAAGACGAGCAAGAAGTAGCCTACGATAAAGTTGCCGCAGAAGCTAAATTGGTAGAACTTCAAGCTGCCGAGGCGCAAGCTGAACAAGCTGCTAAAGATGCTAAGGCTTCTGCACTAGCTAAACTAACAGCATTAGGACTAACACAAGCTGAAGTAACTGCCCTTTTAGGATAATATGACCGCAGCCTATACACAATCTCGTAATGCCGTAATCAATGGTGCTTTGCGTGTATTGGGCGTTATTGGTGCTGGTGATACCCCCACAGACGACGACTACAATAACTGTTCTCAAGCCCTAAATCTGTATATCAAACAGTTACAAACCAAGGGTATGCCATTATGGAAAGTAGAAGACCTACAAGTTCCTATGGTGATTGGACAGAATACTTATACTTTAGGCCCAACAGGAAATGTAGTCACAACTCGTCCTTTGCGTGTGGTTATGGCGTTTATTCGTAACCCTCAAAACCAAGATACCACCTTAATGGTTATCTCTCGTCAAGAGTATATGCAACAAGGTTACAAGCCTTCACAAGGAATTCCTAACCAAGTCTACTATGACCCACAGTTAACTAATGGAGTGTTATATGTTTACGACACCCCATCAGCTACGGGTTACACCATTCACCTACAGGTTCAAATGCCGGTAAATGATGTGCTCAATCCTAACGATATTCCTGACTTTCCTTCTGAGTGGTTTAACTGTCTTAAGTTTGGATTGGCAGACCAACTAAGCCTTGAGTATGGAGTTCCTGCACAAGTGCGTGCTGAACTAGCCCAACGTGCTATGAAACTAGAAGAAGTAATGACTGATTGGAGTCAAGAAGAAGCTAGTACCGCATTCCAACCTTCTAATAGATATTACAGCTAATTATGGCAATCAGCCGTGTCCCAATGGGGCATAACATTGGTACTCGTGACGGCACCTTAAACAAAGACAGTAAGGTTGGAAACGCTATTATTGAGATTGAGAAGAAAGAGTCTTCTGCAATCGTCAAGCGTCCAGGTCTGCTAAGTTACCAAACTCCTCCTACACCAGGAACTGGTCAAGGCATCTTTGCAGCAGGTACGCATTTACTCAGTATTGTTAACGGAGTTTTCTACGACAATAATGTGTCTAAAGGAACTGTGGATGGTTCAGGCCCGTATAATTTCGTTTACTCAGTAGACCAAACACAAGTATTTTTTAAGAATGACAATCACGGATATGTGTATGTCATAGCATCAGGCACCATTATTGACCTTCAAGGCACCATTACGACGCAAAGTGGTACCACTATATCCGGTAGCCCTGTAGTAACATTATCTGCATCCAATCCAGCAATTCAGGTTGGTCAGGTGGTGTCAGGAATAGGAATACCTATTGGCACTTATGTTTTAACTATATTTGGAACTGCTCTAACTTTAAGTCAAAATGCTACAGCTAGTGGAAGTACTACTCTTACCTTTACTACCTCTTATCCTGGGACTACTGTTTCAGGTGCTGTTTTCGTAGACGGGTACTATGTTGTTGGAACTCCTCAAGGGTTGTTATACAACTCTAACGTAGAAGACCCAACCACATGGCAAGCGATTAACTACATTGGTGTAGTGTCTGCTGCCGACCCATTATTGGCTATTGGTCGTACCGCTAACTATATTGTTACCTTTGGTACATACCACATGGAGTTTTTCTATGATGCAGGAACTTCGCCAGGTAGCCCATTATTACCCTATCAGAACTCTGTAATCCAATTTGGTATTGCATCTGAGTTCTCTTTGGTACAGATGGACAATACCCTAATATGGATGTCTACTGCAAGACAGAAGGGTTATCAGGTAATGGCATTGTCTGGTCAAACTGCACAGGTCATCTCAAACCAATATATTGAAAGAATCATCAACCGTTGTGACCCAACACAGGCTTATGCCTTCAGTATTAAAATTTCAGGTCACTCCCTATATGTATTAACCCTGAGAGACTTAGGGTATACCCTAGTATATGACTTTGCTCAAAATGGTTGGACATATTGGTCATCTGTAGAGAACAATCAGGAAACTTACTTCCTTGGACAGTTCTATGCCAAATATGGCACCTTAGACCTGCTACAACACGCCATTACAGGCACAATCTATAACTTTGACCCTAACACCTACCAAGACTACGGAAACCCTATAAACGTCTTTGCAAGGACGCCATTGGTAGATGGTGATAATAACCTACGTAAGTTTTGGAGAAGCGTCCAAATCGTCGGAGATAAGGTCGATTCCTATGCTCTAGTCCGGTATACCTCAGACGACTAT